AGTAGCTAAATATTCATTACCACTTGTTAAAGTACCTGATACATTCTTTCTAAACACAGGTAGCTTTACTGTTCTTAGTATTCTGTTTTCTGCTTGCTGTATTATTTGAGGCAAGTCAGTAACAAAAGTAGACTCTGTATTCTCTAAATAGTTCTGTATTAAACTTTTTAATTCTGCATATGTCATGATATTACTATGGTTACCTTGCCTGTTTCTGCTCTAAGCACAAGACCAGTGCCATTAACGGGACCAAATCCAAAGTATTCAGTAGAGTCGATTTCTCCACTATCAGGTCTAGGATTAAATAAAGACATAGGATCAGTAATATTTAATCTTCCCACTTGAAACTGAGGTTGGTCTGGATCGAAACAATCATGACACACTCGTAGTCCGTTTCTTGTTTCGTCTTGCACCTCATACTTTAGCTCGGATAGTTTATATGTAAATCCGCACCTATCGCATATGCCTAGTGCTTTTGTACTTTTCGCATAAGCCATGTCTAATACACATTGCCACCGGGAACAAAACTAACTGACGCTCTTTCTCTATCTGCATCAGACACTTCATCCCATAGCTCCATGTATCTACTTCTTATCATTGGCACTCTTTGTTGCGCTTCCATTTCTTTGCAAGCAATGTTATAGGCCAACGCATAAGTTAAACAGGGCAAATACCTTGCAGGAACATCGGCATTATTAGAAGCCAAGTCTCCTGCATCTTCAATTCTTTTAATGTAATCATAAACTAATGTATATGTTTGTGCGCTATCAGGCGTAGACCAAAGAACTATGTTGATGCTACTGGTTCCTTTGTCTACATGAAACTGCGTAGGCTTAGACCTCGATAATTTTTTAGCTTGATGATTGTATTGTGTTCTAGATATTCTAGTTAGTTGCTGATCAAACTG